GAGGATGATGAAATAACCCCTTTTGACTGCGACGACTGGACGTTTAGAGCAACTGCCTACGATCCAATGGGAAATGTATTAGATAACCTAACTGTAACTGTTGATGATAATGAGGCAACAATTACGGCTCCCGCATCAGTTACTGAAGACTGGGGCACAGGATATAATCAGGTAGCAGCAGAGTTAAGATTTGACCTTGAGGTAATTATAGAAGGTGGTAGCGGACTAAATGCAGACACAGTTTGGACTCCAGTTATAGGAACCATATGTGTTTTAAGTGATATGACACCAGGTTTATAATGCCAATAGTAAAAGTTTCAAACCCTACACCACTTCTCCCGCCAGTAATAAAAATTGGCAAAAAAATATTTAAAACTAAAATAAAGTAGTTAGGATAAGTCATGGCCAAAAGCATGGACTTTCCTCAAAAGAAAAAATACTTAGAAACAATTCAAGAAGTTAGAACAACTGAGTATATTGCCGTTCCTGGAATTACTGGAGAAAAGGGTGATGTAGGACCAGCAGGACCACAAGGAGAACGTGGCCCAAAGGGCGATAAAGGCGATAAAGGTGATATTGGTAGACAGGGTCCACAAGGAGAGCGTGGAGAGCCAGGAAGGGCAGGGGATGGATATGATAGCCCATCTGGCCAGTATCCTGGCTGGGCATACTATGCAAATAAAAGCACACAAGAGTATAGGCTGGGTCCAGAAAGAGGAGAAGATGGTTGGGTAAGTTTTTTCTTAGATATAGACGAATCAAAAACCATCCAAACTTATTTACCAAATAAATCTGTTTCTCTATTAAACACAACAGCAAATAATATAAATTTAAAAACCCTAAAGGTTGGGGCTAAGGTAGATATTAGATATGACTTTTCTTTAGAAACCTATACTCCAAATACAGAGGTTTGGATAAGAACTCTTTTAAGAGATGAAGATGTTTCCCCAATAGGATACGTTGGTTTAGTCAAGTATCAATACTCATACGACATCTCATATTGTCAAACCATTTTTATCAATAGCGACAAAATTAAAAACTATGGAGGACAACCTCAAATCAGAACCGACAACGAAAGTTCTTTTATTTTAAAAGGTATATATGTATCGGTATCTTAGTGGTATAATGTTACAGGAGGACTAATGGCATTTCCAGGCACATATAATTTTAATTACTACCGTGGTGATAGGTATGAATTTGTAATCCGTCCAAAAACTGCAAACGGCGGGGCTTTTGATTTAACAGGCTACAGCGCAAACTTTACTGTCGCTAATGCAAGGGGAGAAAATAAAACTCAGTACGAAATGCAGGCTACTGTTGATTCCTCTGCAGACACGGTAACCTGTACAATTTTACCAGGAGCAGGAGAAGCCTTAACTGCTGGAAATTATGTTTATGACGTTCAAATAGATTCTGGTGCAACATTAGTTTATACACTTTTAACGGGAACTGTAACAGTAACAGATGATATTACTGGAGCAGATGAATCATAATGGTTGACGTATTACTTAATACCGATGATGTTGTTGTTATAGGACCACCAGAGTCAATTGACTTATTAGTTGACATTGGGCCACAAGGAACTCGTGGCAGTAAGTTTATTGTTGGCTCTGGAGAACCAAATGCACTAACAGCAAGTGGTGTTTTGTTCGGAAATACTTTAATTTTAAATGATATGTATATCAATATTGCTCCAGGAGAAAATTACGGATATATGTATCAGTATATTTCTCAGGCTGGTGCAAATACTTGGGTTCAGGTTTTAAAAGTAAGTCCAGCAATTTACTCCTCTGTAGAAACAATTTCTTTTACATCTGGTGCAGGATCAATAACTATTCCAATATCAAACATAGTAACAGTTAGTGGTTCACCATTGACCGCTTCAAACTTTAATGTCCAGTTTCAGATTGAAGGAGCAAATCCAATTGCTTCATCAATGGAGATTCCTGCTTTAGCAGGGGCTGGAACAAACCTAGTAATAAATTTTGACGCAGTTCAATATAGCAGTGGTACTTGGTCAAATCTTACTGGAAGTAAGACGGTCCATCTATTTATCTCTATAGTTTAACAAAAATGGTATAATCTTTATAGAGGTGACCACATGGCTGTAGAAAATATAGGAAACTTAGTACCAACTAAAATTCCAGCATTAAGTGATGATGCTAATATTCAAGATGCTCTAAAAGCGTATCATTATGGGGCATATGATTTTGATACCGCAGAAACCAATACAGCAAATCTTTTAAATCCATCCATTGCTTACACCATTAATAATTTACAAAGTCAAATTAACACAAAGGCTGCCCTAGAAGTTGCAGCAAGAGATAGTTCAAGAGCAACTACGACTGCACCAACTGCAGCAGCATTTACAGCATTTTCTAATACGATTCCCGATGGATATGTTTGGCTAGACAAAGACTCGTCAGCAGGAGTTGGATATTATGCTGCAACATCTGTTTATACAGCAACCGCTCCAAGTACAAACTTAGCAAACGGACTTATATGGATTAAAAAAGGTTCAAGTCCAATTGAAATGTATGTTTATAATGGCGACACTAGCACATTTGATCAGGTGGTCTAATGCCTACAGTATTTGATTCAGACGGTAAGGCAGCCTACGTATACAATGTAGCAGATGACACTTGGTATCAAGTTTCTGGAAAAACAGATATATCTGGAACATTTGAATGGACTGGACTTCATACACATCTTTCAAACTTTACAGCAACAGAAGCCTTAGTTGCAAAAAAAGGTATAAACAATTACCTTAATCCAGCAGCAAGAGATGCATCAATTACCTCTCCAACAGCAGGATCAATATGTTTAATAAGACAAAATGCTGGAGGAGATACAATACATCAACTTCAATTTTATAATGGTTCTTCTTGGGTGGCCTTTATACCTTCTCAAGCGGGTAATTCAGGAAAAGTATTACAAACAGATGGTACAATAGCAACATGGCAAAACTCTAGCGGTATGCAAGATGTGTTGCTAATGATGGGAGCATAAAAAAATGGCACTAACGTATAAAGTATTAGGTCAATTAGAACCTGTAACCGACACGCAATCAATTTTGTATACGGTTCCAACTGGGGCTGGAAACTACGCAATTGTCTCCACCCTAAACGTTTGTAACTTGGGATCTCTTGCAGGCACTTTTAGTGTTGCTGTAAGCCCAGCAGGCGCGTCAATTAACGACAAGCATTATATATTAAAAGATGCAGGATGCAATGCAAAACAAACTCAGAGTTATACCATTGGAATAACCTTAGCAGCAACTGATGTTATTAGAGTAACAAGTTCTAATGGTGAAATTTCTTTTAATTTATTTGGATCGGAGAACTCATAATGGCAATTAATCAAAACCCTGTTGGCGGTGTTGCCCACATCACAACAATCACATCTACTGGAACCTTTACTGTTCCAGCAGGAGTTAGCAAAGTATTTGTTAGTATAGAAGGAGCAACTGGTGGCGGAGGTGGGGGAAGAAGTTCTGCTCCTCGTTACGGTAACCATGGAGATGCTGGCTTTGGCACTGGAGGTCGGGGAGGACCTTCTTTTATAAGTGGAACTTGGGTTGGAGTTGCTCCAGGACAAGCATGTGCAGTAACAATTGGTGCGGGAGGATCAGCATCTGCTGGAGGCCCTGCAGTTGGAGGCACTGGGGGAACTACAACTTTTGATAACACTGTTTCTGTTTTAGGCAGCGCAGGAGGACCAGTTGGGCATGGTCAAATTGGTGCACCTGGATCAGCATCTAATTCAAATACAAGCCTTACACCAATAGCACCAGCAGGAGCGTCTCCTAGAGTTGTTGCTTATGCTACACAATCTACAGGAAGTAGTGTTGCTCAAAGTACAGGGGCTACATCAAGATATGCCACAGATGCAACTGCTGGTTTTTCTGGAAAAGTTCATATTTATGCATAAGGAGAAATGCTAATGAAAAAATATGCAGTTTTAGATAATAGCAACAAAGTTATAAATATAATTGTTGCAGACTCTTTAGATATTGCAGAAAGAGTTACACAATCTAATTGTGTGCTTGTTACAGATTCAACAAATACGCCACATTTTGGATTATCATATGCTGACGGAGTGTTTGAACAACCACCAGCAGAAGTATTACCTGAATAATATTATAAAATAAAATAATCCCCCAAAGATGAAAATCTAAGGGGGATATTTTTATTTAATATTATTTACATGGATACTTGTTGTACCACTCTTGATACCTTTTTCCATTTACGGAACTCCATGCAGACCAGTCTTTTCCACCCTTAGTCATGTGAAGAGCAATTTGTGCATTAACCACTGGGTTTAATAACTCAGCATTTGAGTCTAACTCAAACTTCTCTCTACGATCTGACCCTAATTCTCCAAGCATATTTATTTGAAATACACCGTAAGAATTATCTCCAGTTTTTACGTTACCGTTGAAAGCAAGAGGACGACCATTAGACTCTGCCTTTGCAATAGCACAAGCAGACCTTAAAGTCTTTCCTTCAAAACCTACATGACGTAACATATCCACCAGTTGCTCATCAGTTAAATTATGAGCATTTTCATACTTTTCTAATTTTTTCTCTTTAGAAACCAAAAAGGCCACCTTTTGGGTGGCAGACTTAACGGACTCTTTAATTAGTAAGTTGTTTTCATTTGTTGCATTTGCAGCCCCTGAAAAAACAGTACCACAAATAACCAACGACAATACCCCTAGCCAAACATTTGCTTCTCTCATTGTAAAGTACCTCCTAGAGAACAAATGCT